GAAATCAACGCAACTGACATTGGTATCGTTCCCAAGATTGTGCGCACTTCTGCATCTCGCGGTCAGGCTCAAGTTAGCAGAGCGGAAGCACCTGGATGGTAGGCGAAGGGTTGATCTCTGCCCAGGAGGTTGCCACTCGATTGAATATTACAATGAACAACCTCAGGCAGTTACAACATCGAAAGCAACTCGTGTGGGTGCAGAAAGTGGGGCGCAATGTCTATTATCTTGAACAGGATGTGGTCGCGCTCGCGGTCAAACGAAAAGGGTCTATCGAATAGTAGTATCGCTACCATGATTGTTATTGAAGGAGAAGTAACAGTTGCGGAGATCGATGAGGCGCTGCGCAACATTAGAGAGATGCTTGTAGATCGTTATGGCAACCGATTGTCTCATCAAAAGAAAGAATTACTATTGAGCAGCATTGATGATTTACTTGACGCAAGGATCAATTTAACTAAGTAAGAAGGCGAGCAATGGAAGTAACGAGAAGGCTTATAGCAGATTTACAACTGGACCCACAGAATGCACGCCTCCACTCACAAAAGAACCTGGATGCGATCAAAGCAAGCCTTACAAAGTTTGGCCAACGCAAACCGATTGTGATCACAGGTGAAGGATTAGTGCTTGCGGGTAACGGAACGCTTGAAGCGGCTAAAAGCCTGGGTTGGGATCACATTGATGTAACGATCACTCCAGTTGATTGGGATCTAAATACCGCTCGTGCTTATGCTTTGGCCGATAACCGCACCGCAGAGTTGGCCGAATGGGATGAAAATGTCCTGGCTAAACAACTTCTGGAACTTATCGATGTGGACTTTGATATTGAAGCGCTGGGCTTTGAATTGCCCGAGCCTGAAATCCAAGTTGAACCTGACGATGCGCCATCGATTGAGGAAGTTGAACACCGAACCAAACTGGGTCAACTGTGGAAGTTGGGCGATCACTTGCTTTATTGCGGAGACTCCACTGAGGAAGCAACCTTTACTCGCTTGATGGGCGATGAGAAAGCGCACTTGATTTGGACCGATCCACCGTGGAATGTTAATTACGGCGGGATTGATAACGACAATGTCCAGGGCTGGAAAGTTCGCACGATCATGAATGACCACATGAACGAAGGCCAATGGGAGGAATTTGTAGAGCAATTCTGCAAAACCCTAAAAGATTACAGCGAGCAAGGCGCACCGATTTACCTGGTTATGTCTGCCCAAGAGTGGCCTGTGATAGATAAGCAACTGCGCGAGGTGGGCTTCCATTGGAGTAGCACCGTTATTTGGGCCAAAGATCGCCTGGTTCTATCCCGCAAGGATTACCACACGCAATATGAGCCGATTTGGTATGGCTGGAACGCTGACGCGGCACGCTTAAGCCCAGTGGAGGATCGAAAGCAGTCCGACCTTTGGGAGATCCAACGCCCTGCCCGATCCGAACTACACCCAACAATGAAGCCAATCGAACTGGTGCAGAAATCAATTGTTAATTCATCCAAGCCAGGCAACATCGTCTTGGACTCTTTTGGGGGATCAGGTAGCACACTTATCGCTTGCGAACAGACCAACCGCAAGTGCCGAATGGTGGAGTTGGACCCGCAATACTGCGATGTAATCTTAGCGAGATGGGAAAAGTTTACGGGTAAAACAGCAGAACTTTTGCCTGGAAGTTAAGCAAAAGATGGAGGAGGATAAGCAAAAGATTACAATTGAGGTGATCCAAGAACCCCAACAGACAGCCGAGGAGAAGGCTGCGGAACTGGAAGCCAAAGAACTGAAAGTCCTGGAACTTCGCAGGGCAGGTTTTACTTTTCAGCGGATAGCCGAAGAGGTCGGTTACGCAACTCCGTCAGGTGCGCAGCGAGCGCTTGAACGGATTATGACGCGCAATGTTCCTCAAGCGCCCGAGGAGTTTCGCTGGCAAGAGTTAGACCGTTTGGATCGGATGCAGGTCGCTTTATGGCCCAGGGCCATGAAAGGCGATGATCGCGCTATTGGCACGATTGTCCGATTGATGGAAAGAAGGGCAAGATTGGTGGGGATAGATGCTCCACAGCGTATCCAAGCAGAGGTGGTGAATTATGACGGAAATCGTGACATTGACGGAGACATCGAACGCATCGTCAATATCCTCCGAGGAGTGGATAGCGGCGAGTCGTTGGAAGTGGAAAGTGGAACAAGCAAGAGCGGAACAATTACCTCCGCAGGGGAACTGGAAAACCTGGCTATTGATGGCGGGGCGCGGGGCGGGCAAGACGAGAACAGCAGCAGAGTGGTTAGCCTGGGAAGCGATCCAAAACCCAAGAACTAGATGGGCGATTGTTGCTCCAACCTTCGGTGATGCTCGTGATACTTGCGCCGAAGGCCAATCAGGAATTCTAGGCGTTCTGCGTAGGTACCGAATGCTTAAAACTTGGAACCGCAACAACGGTGAGATCATTCTCAACAACGGATCGCGCATTAAACTTTTCTCGGCTGATGAACCCGAGCGCTTCCGTGGCCCGCAACATCACGGGGCTTGGTGCGATGAGTTGGCTTCTTACCGATATTCCGACTCTTGGGATCAATTGCAGTTTGGGCTACGCCTGGGCGAACATCCGAGGGTTATTGTTACCACCACCCCCAAGCCAACGCCCCTTATTCGGGCCTTAGCGGGCCGCAAAGACGGCTCTGTCGTGGTCACACGCGGCTCGACCTTTGATAACGCGGCCAACCTTGCCCCTGCCGCCCTGTTGGAACTTCAGGCCCGATACAACGGCACACGCCTGGGCCGCCAGGAGTTATACGGGGAAATCCTCGAGGATGTTGAAGGCGCTCTTTGGACAAAGGGTCTGATTGAACGCGCTCGCCTTCCCAAAGCCCCACCTTTATCTCGCATCATTGTTTCAATCGACCCTGCGGTTACAAACACGAATGAAAGCGATGAAACTGGAATTCTTGTGTGCGGATCGGATGCCAATGGACACGGTTATGTTCTCGGCGATTACTCGTTCCGTGGATCACCGCTTGATTGGGCCAGTAAAGCCGTGGCGGTGTTTGATGAATGGAAAGCCGACAGCATTTTGGTTGAAGTTAACCAAGGCGGCGACATGGTTAGCGCTGTGCTGAAGCAGGTGCGCTTGGGCTTACCCATTCGTGAAATCCGCGCCCATGTTGGAAAGCGACTGCGTGCAGAACCAGTTGCTGCGATGTATGAACAAGGCCGCATTCACCACATTGGTGAGTTTCCCTTGCTCGAGGATCAGATGACGATTTGGACACCGCAAGATGCAAAGTCACCCGACCGAATTGATGCGATGGTTCAGGCTTTCTCTGATTTACTTGGCAGGGCCAGCATTTCATCTTACTTTGGTGCGCTCGCAAACTTCTGTCCAGGTTGTGGATTGCCAATGCCAAAAGCAATGTCGCATTGTTCTAAGTGTGGAAGCGCTATGATTGTGCCTACTCAATCTGAAGTGGCCGAGGAGTGAAATGTCTGTCGTTTATAACACCGTAATCAACCAAGGCGCTAACTGGTTCATCAACTTTCAGTATAAACAACCAGCAACGATCACAAACATCACAGGCAACGGAACAACTGTAACTTTTACAGCAGCCAACAACTTCACAGGCGGTCAAACCGTAAGCATCGATGGTGTTCTGCCATCGCAATACAACTTCCAGGGCGCAACGATCGCAACTAGAACAACCACAAATTTCACAGTGACCAATCCTGCAACAGGAACCTACATCTCGGGAGGTCTTGCCACAGTTCCGATCAACCTGACTGGATACACAGCCGCTTTGCAGATCCGATCCCTTCCTGAAAGCCCAACGGCGGTTTTATCTTTGGCCACAGGCGGCAACGGCATCACGATCCCAACGCCCACCAACGGAACGGTTGAAGTTCAGGCCACGGCTGCACAAACCCGCGCAATCGTTGCTGGAACCTACTACTATGACATCGAGATAACTTCTACAGGCGGCATTGTTTATCGTTTGGCGCAAGGCCAGGTTGTAGTATCAGCGGAGGTAACACGATGAGCGATGACGCGGTAATCATTCAACCGATTATCCCAACGGTTGTTATTTCATCCCCAGGACCGCAAGGCCCAGGTGGTGGAGAGATTTTCTATGTTCACACACAAGCAGTCGCAAGCGCGGTGTGGACTATCAACCACAATTTAAACGGTGAACCAACGGCGGTCGTTCTTGACTCTGCTGGAACACAATGCGAAGGCACCTTTTCTTACCCGAGCAAGAGTCAAATGGTGATAACCTTTACCAGTGCTTTCACAGGCACTGCCTATGTGATCTAGGAGAAATAAATGGCCCGTAAGTTTCTAGTTTCGATTGACCTTAACAAGAACGAATTACAGAATGCCGTAATTCAGAACCTTGCTACAGCGCCAGCGACACCTTCAGCAGGACAGGTTTACTACAACACAACCGATAACCAACTCTACATCTACAACGGCACTCGTTGGGAAGTAGCGGGCAACGCAATTATTTCAGGACTTCTTTCTGCACGCCCTGCTGCCGCAACTGTTGACTCAGGAACCATCTACTACGCAACAGACAATTATCTTTTCTATTACTCCAACGGATCAGCCTGGGCGCAAACTAATCAGTTTGGAACTATCACAGCGCAGACTTCTTACGGTGCATCTAGCGGCAACGGATCATCAACTGATTACGCACGCGCCGATCACACTCACGGAACTCCAGCGCTTGGAACTGCAACCCCTGCCAATGTTGCGAACGCAACGGGGTCTGCGGGAACTGCAACAACACCTTCCAAAGAGGATCACACACACGCTTTCATTCCAACAGCCGACATTTCTTTTGCGGGCTTTAAGATCACTTCTCTTGCTACTCCTACCGCAGATACAGATGCAGCCAACAAGGGTTATGTAGATTCAGTTGCACAAGGCTTAGATACAAAGGCTTCTGTTGTAGCGGCAACAACAACCAACGGAACTTTGGCTACTGCTTTTGCTAATGGCCAGGTTGTAGACGGCGTAACGCTTGCTACTGGAAACCGCATCCTTATCAAGAACCAAACAGATGCAACAGCCAACGGTATTTATGTTGTAGCGGCATCAGGCGCACCTGCTCGTTCCGCAGACATGAACGATGGCTCAGAATTTCCAAGCGCTTATGTGTTCGTGGAACAAGGAACAGTTAACGCGGATACAGGCTGGGTATGTACTAACAATGCACCAGTAACTCTTGGCGTAACTAACATTACTTGGACACAATTCTCAGGCGCTGGAACTTACACAGCCAACAACGGCGTGGTTCTCAACGGTTCTGTTTTCTCTTTTGCCCCTGAAAGCGGCAAGGGCTTACAGACAAGTTCAAACGGTGCAGCGATTAAACTTGCTACAACTTCAGGACTTAATGTTTCATCTGATTTGGCTGTTGGTGCTGGTAACGGTATCTCAGTTCTTACAAACACAGTAGCAATTGATTCAAGCGTCGTTGTTTCCAAGTACGCGGCAAATGTCGGTGATGGTTCAGCAACTTCTTACACAATCACACATAACCTCGGAACAAGAGATGTGATCGTTAGCGTTTATGAAGGCAGCGGTTCTTACGCTGAGGTCATTTGCGATGTTAACCACGCAACCACTAACACAATCACGCTGTTGTTCTCCGTGGCTCCAACCCTAAACCAATACAGAGTTGTAGTTCACGCTTAAGCAGTAAAAGGAGATACACATGGGTCTAAGAGACCGTATCGCAAAGGCACTACTGCAAGGTGAAGTTGAAAAGAAGCCAAACCTGCCCGCAGGTGCGGTGACAATGACTGAACAAGAGATGCGTACTGCTGCGCTGAATCAGATTGCGCAGAACTACGGCAACTCCACTCCGCTTCCACGCAACCCTTGGCTTGCTGGTGTTCCATTCGGCCCTGGCACGCCGATCACCCCTGGCGCAATCAACCCAGTCCGCGAGGATGGCCGCCCTGATCCACGCCGTTATGAATTCCAAGTTGCTCAGAACATCAACATCACGGAAACCCGCCTGGTTCCATTCAAAACCCTGCGTGCGTCTGCTGATCAGATCGACATTTTACGCCGTTGTATTGAAGTAATTAAGAACAAGGTCACAGGCCTTGATTGGGACATCACCCTTGGAACTGACGCATCGGAAAAGATTGCAGCGGCTTCAGGTGGCGATCATGTGCGGGCTATGGCCAAAGCGCGTGAGAAATACACCGATGAAATTGCTCGTCTGCGTGCATTTTGGGAGAACCCTGACCGAGCAAACGGTCTAACTTTCTCTGACTGGTTGATGATTGCTCTCGAGGAGATTCTTGTTATCGATGCCTGGGCCGTTTGGCCACAGCGTTCCGTTGGCGGCGATCTTTACGGACTTCAAATCTTGGATGGCGGAACAATCAAGCCGCTTCTAGATGACC